GATTACACAAATATCTGGTACCAAAACAAACATCGTGGAGGCAACCACTGAGCTAGATAACTACATTGATGAGAAGGATTCTCTGATCACTGAGAAGATGGAACTGGACCAGGAGCATGACTACTCTAAGGCAATGATGGAAATGCTGAAGGATACTGGCATCAAGACCAAGATCATTCGTCAGTACCTGCCAGTCATGAACAAGTACATCAACAACTACCTCCAGACCCTAGACTTCTTCGTGCACTTTGAACTGGATGAAGCCTTTAACGAAACCATCAGGTCACGACATCGTGACAGCTTCTCCTATGATTCCTTCAGCGAAGGTGAAAAGCAGCGGATCGACTTGGCACTGCTATTCACCTGGCGTCAGATTGCACGCATGAAGAACAGCGTGGCTACCAACCTGCTGGTCCTGGATGAAACGTTTGACTCGAGTCTGGATAACGATGGTATCGAGAACCTGTTCAAGATCATCAACTCTTTAGGAGAAACTGCCAACGTCTTTGTCATCTCACACAAAGGTGAAATCCTGGATAACAGGTTCAATCATAAAATAGAGTTCTATAAGGATAAGAACTTTAGTAAAATTAAATAATTTAGGGGGTTTACACACCCCCTTTTTTATGGTACAATCTATTTTTAATGTTAGGAGATATTATGTCCACTGATTGGGTTAAAGATATTCATGACATGCATGCCAAGTTTGGCGTACATGAATCGCTCGAAAAGATGGGAGCTACTAAGCTGGCATCATTCCTGTCCTTTCGACTTAACTTCCTTAATGAGGAACTTAATGAAACTGGTAAGGCCGCAGCCGAAGCTAATCCAGAAGAGATTGTCGATGGCCTTAGTGATCTGTGTGTCGTAGCTATTGGTACACTAGATGCTTATGGTGTCGATGCACACAAAGCATGGGATGAAGTTCTTAAGGCTAACATGGCTAAAGAAGTTGGTGTTAAGGAAGGTCGTCCTAATCCACTGGGTCTGCCTGATCTGGTTAAGCCAGATGGTTGGGTAGGTCCATCACATGAAGGTAACACAGGAAAGTTCTAATGTTGAATACTTTATCTAACGCAGATAGAAAGCTTCGTATCGGTAAGATCGGCGAGGACATTGTGTCCAGTCACTTCAAATACGCTCAGCAGACAGAAGATTGGTTTGACTCAGAAAAAGATGGTACTGTGGATAGCATCAAGTATGAAGTCAAGACTATGGTCAAGAATCAGAAATATAATGGTTTCTGGATTGAGCAGAAGCAGTTTCACAAGGTTGATCACAGTGATGCTCTGTTCTTTGTACAGATTCCTTCTGAAGAGGATGATCCTGCTCTTCTCTTGCTGATGACTAACCACCGTGATCCAGCCAACTATGAAGAATTTGTGCATAAAGGCGTAAAAAAGCGCAATTACCTATTTACAAAGTGCATGAAACTTGATATTATATCTGATAGTCGTGCTACTGAACTGCATGAACTATCAGCTCCACTTAGAACTTACAAACCACGGAGACCTATATGGTAGAACGTGAATCCGTCAAAGTCCTGAAAGAATGTATTGATCTTCAGATCAAGAAAGGCCAGGACTATCAGAACCCTAAGTCCAACGTGACTCAGGCAATGCACTATCGTAGAGGTATTGATACCCTCCACGATGTAATGCAGGGTAAGATGTATCGCGCTCAGTCTATTCTAGAAAGCGGTACAACTGACCCTAACTTCGAGTCTCTTGAAGACACTTACAAAGACCTGATCAACTATGCCTCCTTTGCAGTATCTTGGCTGCGCGGTGGCATTGATGGTCAAGATACACAACGCAACATGTTTAATGATAAGGTAGATTAAAATGAAAAAGACAATTGAAGCTCAAGACGTATCCTCCGTATACACTTACAAAGAAGGTAACATGGGTAAGATCGTGTTTAAGACTCTAGACAAAGGCATGTATGCCATTGAGTCTAAGAACATCCAACTTGTTAACAAGGTTGATAACTCAGTCATTAGCCTTGGTTCATGCAAGCCAGTTTCTTCTAAAGAGATCTATGAGTTCAACTGCCTCCTTCCAAAAGCTCGTCTTGATAACACTTTCGTAGGTAAAGTGTACCAGACCTTTATGAATAACAAGAACCTGAACAAGTCCCAATACATCGTAAGGTACTAGAATGAACGTATCAGATATTCGCCAGAGCTTTATCCAAGCTCTGGCTGATGAAGAGTTCACAACTGATCGCACCGGCAGCAAGACCATCGAGCTGATCGGTGCGTCTTTTGTTGCTGATTAACCAGCAATCTTCGGTGAAGTTAATCAAGAATATGTTAAGGCTGAGATTGATTGGTATCAGTTAGCTTCTAACAACATCAATGATATCAACTATGGAGATGAACCACCTAAGGCCTGGCAGTATGCAGCAAACAGTTACGGTGAGATTAATTCCAACTACGGTAAGTTGATCTACTCTGATAAGTACTATGCTCAATACTATCAGGCTCTAGATGAACTTCTCACTAACATGGATAGCCGGCGTGCAACTATGGTATACCAGCGCCCTTCTATCTGGGAAGAGTATAGCGAGAATGGTAAGAATGACTTCATCTGCACTAACGCAGTAACATACTATATTCGTGGTGGTAAGATTCACTGTGTAGTTCAGATGCGATCTAACGACGTTGTCTACGGGTATAAGAATGATTATGCCTGGCAGAGCTACGTTCTAAATTCTATCACACGAGACTATAACTCAAGCTATATGAATGCAGCAGCCGACGCTGACTATCGTAAAAACATGGAAGTCGGTACCATCACTTGGCAGGTCCAGAACCTGCATGTATATGAACGCCATTTTGACCTGGTAAAATAATGTCTAAATGGGATAAGAGATACTTGGCCCTAGCCGAACAGGTCTCCACCTGGTCTAAAGACCCATCGAGTAAGATCGGTGCAGTGGCCGTTGGTGATAAGGGCCAAGTGCTGTCTCAAGGATACAACGGCTTTCCTCGAGGCATAACTGACCTGTCTGATCGATTGACCGACAGGCCTATAAAGTACAAGCTGGTAGTCCACGCTGAAATGAATGTTATATATAATGCATCATATAATGGAGCGTCACTAGATGGGTCGACTCTCTATGTCTATGGACTACCAGTTTGTTCTGACTGCGCCAAAGGTATAATTCAGGTAGGAATTAAGAGAGTAGTCATGCCTGTACAGGAGATACCTAAGCATTGGGATGAGTCTTGGTCTGAGACTAAGGCTATGTTTGATGAAGCCGGAGTTAAATATGAGTTCCTTGAAGCATGATACAATCTTTGTAGGATTGAATCCAAGCCGCAAGAAGATATCTAGTCAAAAGAACACGGCATACATCAGGTGGTGCGAGTGGTTAGATTACCTAGGACTAGATCGAGTAACCTTCATAAATCTTTCATACGATGTGGACTGGGACTTTAAATTTTCAAGCCTAGATCGCACTTTTATATGTACAAACCTAGAGAACTATAGTAAGATAGTAGCTTGGGGTGATAGAGTAAGTGGATTCTTAAACCGCCTGGGGTTTAGGGATCACTTTGTCGTTCCACATCCTTCTGGTCTAAACAGGAAGATTAACGATCATAAATACGTATTCACAACACTAGATGAATGTAAGGAATATCTTAATGAATAAACCAGTGATCTTACTAGGACGAGGAACTGAAGGCTGCGGCGTAACTCAGTGCGCTATCCAGATGCAGAAGGTTACAGGCGCCACTATCCTTTCAGCAAATGATAAGAAGTGGGGTAGGGCCAAGGGCCTGCCTATCGATCAGGTTGAGATGAATGTAGGTACGGAATGGGAAAAGATGGCGAGCATGATTAACGAGCATGACATCTGCATCGTCTACTCAATACCATCTAAGTCTCATCCGCAGGAATGCCAGGACAACTTTCTTAAGCTCCTGGATGCAGTGACAGTGCGAAAAGCGTTTATCAACGTAGACCACAAAGCAGCTTCTATTGCACGCAATGCCAACCTTAAAGAGGTATCCGAAAAGGTAGACGTCATCATGACTCATAGCCTTAAGAATGACTTCTCTAAGTTCATGACTAAGAATCGAATCAAGACTCCTCTTACTAAGATGGGTCTAGGCTTTGACTACGATGGACATCGGGCAAAGTACTGGAAGCCTATCGAGGAACAGCAGCACAACCTGATCCGCTGGATCGGGCGGACAGCAATGTGGAAGGGCCCATCACTTATGATTGACTTCCACCAGGACGCTTTGATGGATCATAAATACATCACAATCTTGGAAGGCCTAGAGGCAAGCATCCAGTATCCTCTTGTCCTGTATCGAGATAATAATAACAAGGAGCCTACAGATAGGCGAAAGGTGATAAACTACTTCCGTCCGGAAAAGAAGCACGGTGAGACTCAGAAGTTCTTGCCTGAGTTCTATGGACAGGAGTCTGAAGGTAACGGTGCCTACCTCTACCCTCAGTACGTCAATGACGAGTGTATGGAAAGGATGTCCTTCTCCGCTTTCGGATCTGACCTGTACCACCTTAAAGCTGAAACATATGGAAACAACATTGAGAACTGCCACGCTGAAGTCATAGCTTCAGGTGCAGTACCTATCTTCCACAAGCACTTCTGTGATAACGTGGAGCATAAGGTACAAGGTAAGCCGGTCACCGAATGTAAAGATACCGGCACAATCGGGCTAGACTACTCAAACTTTAATGAGTGTCTGGATATTATGAATAGACTTAAAGCGGACCCTGCTATGAGAGATGATTGGCGTGAGATGGCCTTTGAATTTTGGAAACAGCACTCAGACTCTGAGCCTGTTGTTAATGACATTATGAATAAGGCAATCAACACGACTGAAAACCAACCACAAGGACTAGAGGTATTTTTTGCATGAGTAAGATTTTTATTACCGGTATCGCCGGAATGATCGGCTACCACACAGCCAAACGACTTTTGGCCGAAGGGCATGAAGTCCACGGCATTGACAATTTTAACGACTATTATGAAGTAGAGCTAAAAGAAGAGCGAGCTCGACTTCTAAAAGAAAAGCACGGACTTGATTCTAAAAACTTGATTAGTGGAGATATCCAATACTCACCTTGGAGCACTATGCTTGAAGGTGTAGATATTGTTATCCACTTAGCGGCATATGCTAATCCTCGGCATGCTATGGATGAGCCTCAGCACTATATCGATACAAACATTACGGGCACTCAGCGTATCATTGAAGGAGCAGAAGAGTGTAAAGTACCAGTTGTATACGCTTCTAGCTCATGTGTAATGCATGGTCAGCCTCTGCCGTGGAATGAGCATGATCGTCCAGAGCACCAGAACAACCCATACGGCTGGTCTAAGCGAGCCAACGAGTGTCAGTTCATGCATTCCAAGAACATTCCGTTCTCTGCTGGCCTGCGGTTCTTTACTGTGTATGGTCCGTATGGTAGACCAGACATGGCCCTGTTCAAGTTCACTAACTCAATCGTTAAAGGTGAGCCTATCGAGCTTTACAACTACGGTGACATGAAGCGAGACTTTACATACGTTGACGATATTGTAGAAGGTATCAAACTAGTATCAGATAACATCCTGAACGGCACACAGAGTGAAAAGCATGAGATCTTTAATATTGGCTATGGCGCTCAGGTAAATCTCGTTGACTTTGTAGATCATATCGAAAAGAATCTGGATAGAAAAGCTGATCGTAAGCTGGTTCCTGCGCACCCTGCAGATACTCCTGAGACTTGGTCTGATACAACTAAGCTTCAGAAGCTGGGGTATAAGCCCACCACCTCGATTGAAGACGGTGTGGCTAAGTTCGTTGAATGGTACAAATCTTACTATGGAGTAAACTAATGCGTATTGGTATTGTTGGACACGGCTTTGTAGGCCAGGCAGTAGACTATGGTTTTAGTCAAAGAGGTGTAGAGAAGTACATCGTTGATCCTAGGCATGATACAGATATCGATGGCCTGTCCGCCTTTGATCCATCGGCAACATTTGTTGCTGTGCCTACTCCAATGTCAGATGATGGCAAGATCAACTCATCTATCGTAGAGAGCTGCGTCAAGGAGCTTATTGAAAAGACAGTAGGCTACATCGTAGTCAAGTCAACCGTTACCCCTGACATCATGGAAAGCCTAGCGGCCTTGGCTCCGGAACGAGTCGTCTATAATCCGGAATTCTTAACCGAAAAGAATGCTAACGAGGACTTTATCAACCCAACCATGCATGTCTTTGGCGGTGACTCTTCGGCATGCAGAGCTATCGAGCGCCTGTATGAAGACTTCTCTCTGTGCCGTCAGTGCGGCGTGTTTCATGTTACTGTGGCCGAGGCTAGCCTGATCAAGTACGGGATCAACAGCTTCTTAGCTACAAAGGTCCTGTGGTTCAATCAGTTCTATGATGTAGTCAATGGACATGGAAACTACAACCGTATCCGTCTTGCCATCTCGGCTGATCCTCGCATCGGCACTAGTCATACTGTAGTTCCAGGCTTTGATAATAAGCGAGGCTTTGGAGGTGCATGCTTCCCCAAGGACACCAAGGCGCTTTCATTCTTTGCTCCGGACTTTAGCATCCTTGAAAAAGTTATTGAGGAGAACAATAAATATCGTAGCAAGTACAAGAAAGATGAACGTGAATTGGAACAAAACGTAAATTATGACTAGTTATGCAAGCATCGTCCCGCTGATCGGTGGAGAGACCTTTGCCATGCAGGATGTATTTGGGACACCACCTGAGTACATCCTGTCCTACTCTGTCTTTGAAGCAAACGACAGTCAGCTTCTTGAGCACTACGAGCGTAAGGTACCTTACTACAAGCTGGATGAATCTGAACACAAGGCAGGAAATGTTGATGTGGTCAACACCGTCTGTCCGTGCGCGGGCCTGTCCAGCCTGAGTGTGTCTTCTAGCAGTGACAGCCAGACAAACGACTGGATGATCACTTCTGCGAAGTATGTACTTGAACAGATTCAACCTAAAGTCTTTTGGGGTGAGAACGCTCCTCGCTTGGCCAGTAAGATGGGTGAGCCTGTAGTCAATAAGCTGAGGCAGCTTGCACGCGAAAACGGGTATACTTTTACCCTCTACAAGACAAAGTCACTCCTGCACGGTCTGAGTCAAATCAGGGACCGTTCCTTTTACTTTTTTTGGAAAGGTAAAGGTGTTCCAAAGTTTGACTACTACAAGAGACCTCATACTCGAATAGAGGATCAGATCAGGTCATCAGCCAGAAACGATGATGATCCTATGTCTCAGATCATTGTTCAGAAGGAAGCACCCACGGATAACCCGTTCTATAAGTACATACTTGAAGAGGTCCACAGCGGCATGAGCCACAGCGACTTCTTTAAGATGATTGATAAGACTACAAATGTTCTTCATCACTTTGAAGATAATGGTGGAAGCTACTATGACATGGCCAGCTGGCTGACTGATAAGGGATATGAAAAGCAGGCATCTAAGGCTACTCGAATGGGTGACAAGCTGGCTGCAGGCGGTAATATCATGAGAAAGACGACTGAGATTCCTAAGGACTACATCGGAGCCTTTGTAGGACATATGCCTTATATGATCACTCATCCAGACGCTGATCGGTACTTGTCTGTAAGAGAGTGCCTAGATATCATGAAGATGCCTAAGGACTTTCAGCTTCAAGGTGGAATCAAGAACCTTAACATGATCTGTCAGAACGTTCCTGTGACTACGGCCAGAGACATGGCTGAAAACGTTAAGAGGTTCGTGGATGACGAGATTGAGATGTACGGATCTGACTTTGCTATCCAGGACAATAAGATTCAAGACTTCTGGTATGACGTCAAACCAAACACACTTGAGGCATTTTTATAGTTTACAACCATACTTTATTATGGTATAATCACTAGATAAATTAATTATGGACGTTGTTATGAAATACAGTGAAGATCGTATCCTTAAAGAAATGGATCATTATATCCAGGGTACGTATGACAAGCACTACTCCAAGAACAAGTTTCAAGCTACTGAGTTCATCATCGATTCCGGACACGGCATGGGCTTCTGTCTCGGTAACGTAATGAAGTATGCTCAGCGCTATGGAAAGAAAGGTGGACGCAATCGCGATGACCTGATGAAGATCGCACACTATGCGATCATGGCTATGCATGTGCATGATTTGGAAGAAGGAATTAATAATGCAAGCGAATGACATGCTCGAGGTGCTACAGAACTTCGGGTCAATTAACCAGAATATTGTGTTCAGACAGGGTACGTCACTGAGTATCGTATCTGAGGCCAAGAACGTTATGGCTAAAATTGAACTCGATGAACCTATCCCTATGGACTTTGGTATCTATGATGCAACTGAACTCGTACGTGTTATGAGTCTGGTTGATGATGCTGAAATCCAGTTCAATGAAGACTCGCTGTCACTGGCAGGCAACGGCTCTAGTATCAAGTACTACTACTCTGATATTGGTATGCTTACTCAGCCTCCAAGCCGTGAAGTGACTATGCCTGAACCAGAAGTCAAATTCACTTTGACTCAGGAAACCCTCAACAAGCTCAAGCGCGCAGCTTCAGCCTTAGGTCACAAGCAGATCAAGGTTGATGCAGATGACGAGTCTGTTAAACTAATCATTACTGATACAAAGAATGCTACTGCTAATAACTTCACTATCCGCGTAGAAGGTGAAGCTACCGGTGATCTTAGCGATGGATTCACTATCAGTATTGATAATTTGAAACTTATGCCTGGTGACTACGAGGTACAGGTTTCAAGTAAATTGGTCAGCCACTTTAAAAACACTGACCGCAACGTCCAATATTGGATTGCTCTCGAGAAAAAGTAAACTAAAAGGAATATTTCTAATGAATAACGAAGAATTTAACGAACTTGGCATGAAGGTTGGTCGATCTACTGTGGCCATCATCGATGCTATCGTACAGCGCGGAGCCTTTAAAGGTGAAGAGCTGTCTACCGTTGGCCAACTCCGCGATCAGGCCATTCAAATGATCCAAGAGCTTGAATCTCGCCAGGAAGAAGGTGAGGTCGAAGCTGTAGCTGCACCGGCTGATTCTGGGAAAAAGAAGTAATGGGAAAGTGGACTGACGAGTACACCTTGGAGCGTATCACCTACGATCCTGAAGGTGAAGTAGAAAGTCGCGTCTATCATACTTTTAAAGCCGATGAGATTACTGAGCTTCTTGATAACATGACATACTTTATTCAAGGCTGCTCATTCTCTTACGTAAAAGGCTTGAACGCTGACAGAGACTAACCTGTTTACATTGACCCCTAACTGTGATATAATCTTTTACTCTAACAGTAAGGCACTATATAATGAATGATGATTTTCTCTGGGTAGAAAAATACCGTCCACAGAAGATCGATGATTGTATTCTCCCGAAGTCCCTGCTCGATACCTTCAAGCAGACCCTGGCTTCGGGAGAACTTCCTAATATGCTCTTTACAGGTACTGCTGGTCTCGGTAAGACCACTGTAGCCAAAGCGCTGTGTAATCAACTTGATCTGGACTACATCCTGATTAATGGTTCTGAGGAAGGCAACATCGATACCCTTCGCAACAAGATTAAACAGTTTGCATCCTCTGTATCCCTGACTGGTGGATACAAGGTAGTTATCCTTGACGAGGCTGACTACCTCAACGCACAGTCTTTCCAACCTGCACTCCGCGGATTCATTGAAGAATTCTCTAGTAACTGCCGGTTCATTCTCACCTGTAACTTCAAGAATCGTATCATCGAGCCACTGCACTCACGCTGTGGTGTCTATGAGTTTAACACCAATAAGAAGATGCTTGCAGAACTGTCTATGCAGTTCATGAAGCGCTTGACTTGGATGCTTGATCAGGAGAATGTAATATATGATAAGAAAGTTCTTGCTGAACTTATTATCCGTTTTGCGCCTGATTGGCGTCGGGTTATTAATGAGTGTCAGCGCTACTCTCTTAGTGGTACTATTGACACTGGTATTCTTAGCCTTCTCTCCAATAATTCTGTTAATGATCTCATTGGATATCTTAAGGCTAAGAACTTCAAAAAGATGAGAAGCTGGGTAACCAGCAATATAGATACAGACACATCTGGAATCTTTAGAAAGATCTATGATAGTATGTATGAGACTATTCAGCCTGGAAGTATTCCACGTGCCGTATTGATCCTTGCAGATTATCAGTACAAGAATGCTTTTGTGGCTGATCATGAACTCAATGTTGTTGCTTGCTTAACAGAACTAATGGCGGAGGTAGAATGGAAATGAAACATCAGCTGACCTTGTACACACAACCCAACTGCATGTACTGCGATATGATGAAGACTAAGCTTGAGCAGTGGGGTTACAATTATATCACAAAAGATATTAAGGCTGATACTAGTGCCCGTGCCTTTATTGTTTTAGATGAAGGTCACACGACTGTACCTCAGCTTTACTACGGTAAGACTCATATCAATCCTAATATTAACACTGAGGAATATACACAAAGTATTCTTGAACAATATATCGGTCACTTGGATGATATTAAATGAAAATAGGATTTACATGCAGTACATTTGATCTACTTCATGCAGGGCATATCATGATGCTGCGTGAAGCTAAGTCAGTCTGCGATTACCTGATCGTTGGGTTGCAGACTGATCCGACTATTGACCGGCCTTCAAAGAATAAGCCGGTTCAGACCCTAGTAGAAAGATATATTCAATTGACTGCTATTGAATATGTTGATGAGATTGTTCCTTACCAGACTGAGCAAGATTTAGAAGATATCTTGAACATGTTTCCAATAAATCTTCGCATCTTAGGAGAGGAGTATAAGGACACTGAGTTTACAGGCCGGACGATCTGCGCTAAGCGAGGTATTGAGCTGCACTACAATAAGAGAGACCATAGGTTCTCTTCATCTGACTTGAGAAGGAGAGTGTCCAGTGAGTCCGTTTGAATTTGTAAAAGCGATCAATAACAAGCAGGATATCATTAGGGATGACTTGGATGAAAAGTCTTATCTTCCCTATATGATTAATCACAGCTTTTCCTACTTTTCAGATACGGTTCTTCTCGCTAATGAGATGAACGCTAACCACCATCTTGATAATAAGCTTCAAAACGACTTTTTTATAAATACTATACGAAAGAACCCTAAGCGCTTTTCCAAATGGAACAAAGTAAAGCACGACGGTGATTTTGAAGCGGTGAAAGAATATTATGGGTACAATAATGAGAAAACTCGTTCTGCTCTTTCACTACTTTCTGCTGAACAAATAAACATAATTAAACAGAAGGTGGATCATGGTGGAAGAAAAGGAAAACGCGCCGGTTGAATGGTCGCCTCAGGATATGCTCGAAGTTACACTAAACGAGCCAGACGATTTCCTGAAGGTCAAAGAAACGCTTACTCGTATCGGCATTGCATCTCGTAAAGATAAGAAGCTTTACCAGTCGTGCCATATCCTGCACAAGCAAGGCCGATACTTTATCACGCACTTCAAAGAATTGTTTTTGTTGGATGGTAACAAGTCTACTCTTGAACTATCAGATATTCAAAGACGGAACACCATTGCAACTCTATTATCTGACTGGGGTCTATTGACTATCGTTAAGAAAGAAGCGGTAAAAGATGTAGCTCCACTTCGTCAGATCAAAGTTCTTCCATTCAAAGAGAAAGATGAATGGGAGCTCTGCCCGAAATATAACATCGGGCGTTAATAATAGGTGGCACTTTCACCTATAATGAACTTATCTTTTCATTGAGTGAAAAGGTAATACCTATAAATAATAGTGGATGCCAATCATGGGTCCATATTTCTTGCTTTAATTAGGAGAATTCAGATGACAAATAATCAAAAGTTCGCTCGCTTTCCTCGTGCCGCATTCGTAGGTTTTGACCATATCTTCAACGAACTTGAAGAAATGACCAAGCACGCTACAGACCATTATCCTCCGCATCATATTATTAAAGATGAAGATA